TATCAAGGGGTAATTGTGTAAATGGCAACACCATCAAGTAGATCAGAATTAGCAGATTATTGTAAACGACAACTGGGAGCTCCAGTGTTGGAGATTAATATTGCCGATGAACAAGTAGAAGATATAATGGATGATGCCATTCAGTTTTTCCAAGAAAGGCATTTTGATGGAGTTAGTCAGACATTTTTAAAATATAAAATAACGCAAGAGGATATTGATAGAGGAAGAGCAACTATGCGAGGTGGTACTGGTGATAAGACCACTGGTATAACTACTGAGACTGTTTCTACAACTATTGCAGGTATTAGTACTACATTTGAATTTTATGAGAATAGTAATTATCTAGAAGTTCCTCCAGAGATTATTGGAGTAACTAAAATATTTCATTATGATGGTGCTAATACTATTACAAATAATATGTTTAGTGTTAAGTATCAGTTATTCTTAAATGACATATATTTCTGGGGTGCAACAGAGTTGTTGACCTATGCAATGACTAAGACTTATCTTGAAGATATTAATTTCTTATTGACTACCCAAAAACAAATAAGATTTAATCAAAGGATGGATAGATTGTATCTTGATATTGATTGGGATGGTGTAACAGTGGGTGACTATTTTGTCATTGATTGTTTTAGAGCATTAAACCCTGCTGATTATGCACAAGTATATAATGATTCGTTCTTAAAAAAATATACTGTTGCATTGATGAAACGTCAATGGGGTCAGAATTTATTAAAATTCCAAGGAGTTAAGTTACCTGGTGGTGTAGAACTAAATGGAAGACAGATCTATGATGATGCAGAAAAAGATTTAGAAATCATCAGAGAGCAAATGTCTAACATGTATGAATTACCACCTTTAGATATGATAGGATAGAGTTATGGTACTTAATCCTTTCTTTCAGCAAGGTGCTAAATCTGAGCAAAGTTTAGTCCAAAGTCTTATCAACGAACAGTTGAAGATGTATGGTGTTGAGGTGCATTATATGCCTCGCAAGTACATGACGGAAAAGACTGTTTTAAGAGAGGTAGTACAATCTAAGTTTGATGATGCTTATCCTTTAGAAGCATACGTAGATACAGTCGATGGATATGGAGATAATCCAGTAATACTATCAAAGTTTGGTATAGAACAGAAGAATGAAATAACTCTTACTATTTCTAGAGAAAGATTTGAGGATTATATTGCTCCTTTAATAAAAAATGAGGAGAATATTAAACTAGCAACTAGACCTAAGGAAGGAGATTTAATATATTTTCCATTAGGAGATCGTTTATTTGAGATTACATTTGTAGAGCATGAGAAACCATTCTATCAGCTCCAAAAAATGTATGTTTATACTCTGAGATGTGAACTCTTCCGTTACGAGGATGAGGTCATTGATACAGGTATTGAGGAGATTGATAATGAGCTCATAGGAGATGATTATGATGGTACTACTGATGATGGTCTTAATACCATTATTGGACCAACACAGACCCTTACACTGGTCGGTAGTGCTTCCACAGCATGGGCATACACTGGTATTGTAACCTCTGGTGGTATTAGAAAGGTTGTTATTGCTAATAGAGGTGGTGGTTACATATATGCACCTCACGTAGGATTTGGATCTGCACCATCAACAGGTGTAACTGGTATTGGTTCAGTTCATGAAATGCTTGGTGGAATGACAGTATGTAATAAGAATATTGCTAATAATATGAAGTCAGTCCAAAGTATTGTTATAGTAAATCCAGGTGCTGGATACACTGTTGCTCCAGGTATGGCAGTAACTGCTGTTGATAATTCAGGAGGAAGTGGCTTTATAGGAACCGTTCATATAGGTGATGGTACATTGGGTGTTGTAACTGTTACTGATGGTGGTGGTGGATTTAGTACATCTACTCCAACGGTTACATTTAACACTCCACTATCCTTTACTAATACAGGTATTGGTACAACTGCTACTGGTGTTGCTGTAGTAAGTGCTGCAGGTACTGTTACATCTATTAGATACACTAATGCTGGTGCTGGTTATACTGCTGGTGACCTTCCAATCTCTGTTACCATTTCTTCTCCTTCTACTGATTCTACGGGTAATTACATCTTTAATGAAATAGTAAGAGGATCTACTTCTGGAGTAGAAGCAAGAATGAGAACATGGGATGCTGGAACTAATGTTTTAGAGGTTGGTTCTGTAACTGGAACCTTTATAATTGGAGAAACTATTGTTGGAACAGCATCTAGTGCTTCCCGTGTTCTAAGGCTTAAAGATGAAGATCCATTAGACGACGGATTTGCTGATAATACAGAAATAGAAACAAGAGCAGATGCTATACTGGACTTTACAGAACAGAACCCATTCGGTACTCCCTAAATATAATTTAATAGGACTATAACAATGTTTGAATATTTTTATAACGAAATTTTGAGGAGGACAATTATATCCTTCGGTACTCTTTTTAATGGTATTACCGTTAAGCAAGATGGTGGCGATATAAGAGTTCCTTTAGCTTATGGTCCCACACAGAAATTCCTAGCAAGACTCACGCAAACTCCTGATCTTAATAAGGCAACAGCAATTACTTTGCCACGTATGTCTTTTGAGTTTACTGGTCTTACATATGATCCAGGTAGAAAGGTAACTACTACTCAACAGTTTACAGTAAAGGATCCTACTGATGGAAGTGAGTCTAAAAAGGCATATATGCCAGTTCCTTACAATATGCAATTTGAACTTGCTATTATGTGTAAGTTAAATGATGATGCATTACAGATTGTAGAACAGATAGTTCCTTATTTCCAACCTGCTTATAATGTTACAGTTAATTTAGTAGATTCTATTAAAGAAAAAAGAGATGTTCCTATTGTATTGGAAAATATTACAATGCAGGATGATTATGAAGGGGACTTTACTCAAAGAAGAGTTCTTCTTTATACTTTAAGATTTACAGCAAAGACCTATATGTTTGGTCCTGTTCAGGCTGCTACCAAAGATATTATCAGAAAAGCAACTGTTACCTATCTTGCTGGTGGTGCAAAATCAGCCGAAAGAGATATTCAGTATTCTGCTACTCCAAGAGCACTTAAGAGTTACACTGGTACTGTTCTTACCAACCTTGCAGCAAATGTAGAAATTGCTGACGACATAATTAAAGTTGATGATGCCAGTGGAATTACTGCTAATAGCACATCTCTAAGTTATCTAGATCTAGGTGGAGAACAGATATTCGTTAAGAGTAAGAGTGGTAATGATCTCAATGTAGAAAGAGGTAAAGATGGTACAACCATTGCTTCTCATCTAAAAGGAGATCCAGTCAAATCTATTACAGATGCTGATGATGCATTGATTCCAGAAGGTGATGATTTTGGATTTGATGGTAGTACTACTGGATTTGCTGATTAATTATGACAACTGAATTTAATAAATTAGATAAAACTTTTAATGTTGCTGCGGAAGTAGTAAAGGAAGAAAAATCGGAAGTAATTCCAAAGGAAAAACCCGATAGATTAACTAAAGATGATATTACTAAAGATTATGAGTATACAAGAGGTAATCTTTATAGTATAATTGAGAAAGGGCAAGAAGCAATTAATGGTATTCTTGAGATTGCTCAAGAAAGTGAAATGCCCAGAGCATATGAAGTTGCAGGGCAATTAATTAAAAGTGTTTCTGATGCAACTGATAAACTAATAGATCTTCAGAAAAAACTTAAAGATGTTAATGAAGAAGATACTAAAAAAGGTCCAACCAACGTTACTAATGCTCTTTTTGTAGGGTCTACTGCAGATTTAGCAAAGTTAATTAAGGGAGAACAAAAAGCCTCCAAAAAGGACTGAAATAAATATAACTATGGATAGGGTCTATTAAAGTGCCACTTAAGAAGCCATCAGAATTTTATATAAAGAATCCTTCTACTTCTATGGATGAAGTTAAGGAAGGTCTTAATATTGCTGCACCTGAAAAAATAGAAAATCTATCTGAAGCATTTAATGTCTTTAAGACTAATTTAAATCATATACAATCCATTTCAGATTTTACTAATAAGTTTGATAGTTTTGAGAATAATGTTCAGAAAGTACAACTGTTATCTCAGAATGTAGAAGAGATAAAGGAAAATATTGATGCTCTTATTAAGCAGGAAGATCTTGATGAAGCCATGACGGCACATCTTTTCTTTGTAGAAGAGTCAATAAAGAATGTTCAGGATAAAGTAAAAACCTTAAATTCTAAGAGTGTCTTAGAAATTAAAAAAGATTTTGCTTCTCTATCAGAAACTGTAAATGATTTTATAGGTGTAGAAGTACCTGCATATAAAACATTAATTGTAGATTCTGAGACTAGAGTTGATAGTAGGTTTAATAATTTTAAAGAAGATTTAACATCTCAGGTTGAGGGTGTTCATAAAGAAATACAATCTAATCTTGCTCAAGTAACTAAAAATATTGATTCCCTTAATGAGAAGAAAGTTTCTTCAGTCAAGGAAGAAGTTAAAGGTATTGGTAAAAAAGTAGAAAATTTAATAGAAAAGGTTTTACCATCATATAAAAAATTCTTTGCTGATACTCAAGTAAATGTAGAGGAAAGAATTTCTCATGTGAGTGATACTGCTAAAGAGATTGAGGAACAGTATCAATCTAATATTAATGATATAAAAGAAAAATTTAATGAATTTGTTGGTGAGGAAGTTCCTAAGTATAAGAGTCTTTTAATAGAAACTAAAGTAAAAACCGAAAAGGAAGTTAAAGAGATATCAAATGAAATGGGTGTAAGGATTTCTCTTATTAATAAGAGTGTTGAGAATCTTCAGGAAAGAGTTGATAATAAAGAGATAGAACTTGATAAGAATTTACTTAAGAAAACTGAAGAGATTGAGGATTTACTTGAGGATCTGACTTCATTATCATCAACCTATGATACTCTACA